CTAGGTGCCGTCTCCCAAGTCATTCAACATGTCCCATTGATGTCCGAACGGAACTGCTTCCGGAAAAGCTCGATAGAACGCCCGCTCGAACTGCACGCGGTCTCTGGCTGCGGACCCGATGCCGATCACCTGCCATAGATGTTGTCTTAGCGCGTCAATGCCAACTTCATCTGTCAAGAACTGATAAAGTTTGTAACGCCGCGAACCACCAGCGTAAATCACTGGGTTCTTTTCATCCAGCAGTTCCAATATCCCGCCACGACTATGGGCGAGAGGGAAGTACACGAACTTTCTAATGAAGTGGCCGAAGAATTGCGGATGTCGAGAAGATTTAGGGTCCTTCCGTCGCAGGCCGTAGAGGGCATAGATCATGTCGAAAAATTTGCTTGGATACTCATCACTCCACTGCTGAACCTCTTCCGCAATGAAGCTTTGGAAGAGCTGCCTGTATTCATCTTTTCTTTTGTCGACGTAGCCTACGGCCTCATCGACGAGCGCAATTATCCCCAGCTTTGCGCAGGAACGGACTATAAGCTCGGCTTGCAAAGCAAGGAAAACCTGTGAAGTGTGCAGCCGTCCTTCGTTTTTTGCGACGATAAGTGCGTCGCAAACTTCTATAAGATCTTCAACGCTGTACCCATCAACGAAATCGTGGGTCAAGCCTTTAAAATGTATTGGATTTTCGATCCTTTCCACCAGTTTTTCGGGCAAACCGGATCGTATACCTTTGCGGGTCATGGTGCGCATGAACGCATTGCCGCCCTCGGATTTCAGGCCAAGCGCCGCAGCCATACCTTTCTTGCTGATTAGTCGTCGTTCGTCGTTGAGCCGATATACATCCAGTGGAATATCTCCAATTTTCAGCACCCCGTCGCTCATGGCTTCCGGCATTCGATCCGGGTCCTTTAGCTTTGCCCAACGCGCGCGGGCAGCAGCTTTGGCAATATTGCTTCTCTGCTCTGACGTGAGCTTCGCAGCACGAGCATTGCCACCCGCCGATCCAATGTCCTTTGTCAAATCGCTCTCCATGCTTGCATCTTATGGCAACTTACATGCTTGCAATATGCTTGCAAAGTGATTCTTTATGATGCTTGCAATTTTGCGGATGTTTGCACGGGGTCAGCAAATTTCGATCCAACGCAATAGCGGGTGCAGTGTTATTCGCTGTATGCTAAGTTCAACAAAGTAAGGGAATTGTGTTCATGTCGCTAACAGATGTACAGCGGGAAAAGCTGCACCCAGAATGGCAGAAATTCACAGATAGTGAAGAAGAACAACGGCTTATGGTTCTTGATGTACGCATAGAACGTCAGAAACGCATTCTGGCTGACAGCATAGCCGAGCGGCGGAAAATTATGATGCGCGCAATCCGCAGGATGCGCCGATCCAAGGGGAAGACATGATGGCGGGCAAGATCTATGTCGCCGCCCGGGTCTTCAAGTTCTCGATGTCACGTGAGATTTCTTCGATCGACCGTGTTTCCCGCGCTGCTGAGGGTGTGGTGTCCAAACTCGGTTCGATCGCAGGCTGAGTGCCTTTCAACGCATCCTTTATCTCAGTCAGTAGAAAGATCGCGCGGTCGGCAGCGAGAAACAGAACGCCAGAGATCAAAGCTGCAATAGCCGGTGAAATAAGGATCAATGCTTCCGCAGCGATAGCTACAACAATGCAGAGTGCGGCAACTGCAAAAGCGGCCCAAGCGAAGAGGCGAAGAGAAAGCATATCAGGTCTCCAGTGAAGCGGATTGGTTCATTTGTTGGCGAGGTCGCCTCTTAGATAGATTTATCAGCGATTGTGCTCGGGGGCCAGGCGGGCTGCTCACCCCCACTTGTGGCCTGACCAAATAACTTCCCCGACAATGTTCTGCGAGATGTCATTCATGGACTCGGCCGTGATGTATTCGGGCGCGAACTCTTTCTGGTTGGGGTTGTCGGAGCGGATAATGATTGCTGCATTTGGAACAAGTTCAAGACGTTTGATCCGAGTGCCATCGCCAGGGTGGTTATAGACATAAATGCGACCAGATCGGATATCGCGTTTGCGACGATCGATCATCACGAGATCGCCATCATAAATGCTGGGCTCCATGCTCTGGCCGCGCGCATTGATGAGAACGCAGGCGCTAGGCTGGATGCCATTCTGAAGGAGCCAGGCTTTTGAAAAGGCCAGATGATCGATTGGTGGAAGATCCAAGTTGACATAGCCTCCACCTGCGGCAGCCTGCGCTTCGTGGCGTGCCACAGTCGCAAATTTCCGACCATCGATGAGTGTAGTGTCAACTGCATCTAATTCGCTTGGTCCATCCGGGTTTCCGAGAACAAGTGTTTCACCAATCTCAGCGAGAATGGCGTTCAGACGTTCAACCGAAGGCATGCTTCCTTTGCGCAAATTCTTGAAGAGAGCGTTACTACTTCCCACGGCATTTGCGAACTCAGCCTCGCTCTTTCCTGACAAGCTGACATGCTTTTCCATCTTCTGAAGAAGGCTGGAAACGCTGGCAGCTTTGTCTGTTAGGTCAAGTCGCATTCAGACAAGATAAAGTTATCTGGATGATTCGGGAATGGATATTATTATCTTGATTGAGATAAGATTATCCGTATGCTCGGTCTCATGAACACAGAGCCGTATAAATATCTCCTCGACCTGGCCGATGCCTATGCACTGCATGCGAATGTAACACATTGGCGTGTTTCGTTCCTCGTCCGAGGCGACGGGCAGTTCTTTGAGCGTTTGCGCAAAGGAGGCGGGTGCACAGTCAAAACCGCCCAGAAGGTCCACCAATGGTTCTCAGACCACTGGCCCGCCGATCTGACATGGCCCAGCGACATCCCCCGTCCCCGCAAGAAGAAGGACGCGGCATGATGCAGGATTATTCCTATCAGGCACAGCATCCCGCCGACGCAGTGCGGGGAGCCCTCGGTCAATTGAGCGAGGCGCAGCGCCTCGCGTTGGCCATCGAGATCGTAAATGGCGCGGTCGAGACGAACTCTGTTTTCCATCTGATCCGCCTTGAGCGAACGGCTGCCTCAGTCGTGGAGCAATTGACCCGCAGCAAATTCATGGACGAGGAGACGAAGAGATGTCTGTAGCAGAGAAGACCTATCCCTACCAACCCGCTCGCCGTCAGCCAAAGGATGATAAGTGTGTCGCTGGGCTTGAACGGCGGATCAAAAAGCTCGAGGGACGTGTCAGCGACATCACCGCCTGCCTCGCTCTTTTCGTGATCGGCTATGTGCTCGTCGTTTGCGCGGGGGTGCTGTCATGAGCCGCTCTCCCGTACAGTCCTTTGCCGATCTCAAAGACGCGCTTACCCAGATGGTGTCGCTCGACAGCCAGATGGAAGACGACAAGCTGAACCAAGAGGTTGGTCTGGTCAACGAATGGGATGATCAGGCGAACCGGGCGATGGCCGCATTCTCGGAACTGATGCTTCAGGAGGATGCCCTGCGCGACATCGAGGCGCTGATCGCCACCACCTATGGTGGGGAGCCCGACTGATGCATGCAGCCAAGCTTTCCTCTGATCGTCTGAGCCGGGTCAATCGGTTGTTGTCCGATCGCAAGCCGCATTCGACACGCGACATCATGCGGCGCACCCATGTCTGCGCCATCAACACCTGCGTGTCAGAGCTGCGCCAGCTCGGGGCCGACATCAAGTGCGAGCGCAAGCACGTCAATGGCCGGTTCATCTTCTACTACACGATGCTGACACCGCCGGATGACGCCTCCGAAACAGACCAACCTCTTAACTTCACGGATGATGTATGACTGACACGCCCACCCCTCCAGCAGCTTCCCAATCTCACGACCTGCGCAGCATCACTGTCGCCCTGATTGAGGTCGAGGGCCGGATGCGCCCGGCACGCGCCGACCGTGTCGAAGTGCTGAAGCAAGATATCGACTGCAACGGTTTGACGCATCCACTGTTGGTTGTGCGCAAAGGGCAGAAGTATCGCTTGGTGGCTGGCTTGCAGCGCCTTGAGGCCATCCGGGCGCTGCGCTGGGCCGAGGTGCCGGTGACTGTATTGCCCGAAGACACCCCAGCTGCCGATCTGCGGTTTGCCGAGATCATGGAGAACATCAACCGCGAAGAGCTGACCAAGCTTGAGCGGGCTGAGCATCTGGCTGCGCTGAAGGCGACGTGGGAAGAAATGAACCCGGCTGCCCGGCATGGTGGCGACCGGCGCAGTGCAAATGTGCGCTTGGTCAAAGAGGCTGAGAATGCGGATGAAAACCAAAGTCCCATTTTGGGACTTTGGTCTGGGATTGCCGAAAAGACTGGGCTCTCAAGAACGGCATTCTTCCGCGCCATCGAAATTGCCAACGGCCTCTTCCCGTCGATTAAAGACCGCATCCGCGAGACATGGATCGCCGATCATCAAGCCGGGCTGCAAGCCTTGGCCAAGGTGCCCGCAGATGTCCAGGAGCGGGCTTGCGATGCGCTGCTCGCCGATCCACCGCAGGCTAGCTCGGTTGCGGATGCCTTGCTGATGGCACAGGGTCGCGCGCTGCCAAAGAACGACGACAAGCATTACCACCGCGTGACGCGCCTGTCGACCAAAAGCCGCCGTGCCTTCATCGACGAGCACAAGCGCGAAATCCTCGAGCACGCCCGTGCGCAAGGTTGGAGCCTCTGATGCTTTGGGTTTCGGCACAGCAAATCGCAGATGCGGCGGCGGCGGGCCTGATGCCCGGCCTGCCGACTGCCAAGCGGCGGGTGAATGAACTTGCCGTGCGCGAACGCTGGGCTGAAACCGGGCTTAGCCGGGTGCGGGAAGGTCGCGAAGGCGGCGGGGGGCTGGAATACCACATTGATGTGCTGCCGGCACCCGCACGGGCAGCTTGGCTTGCCAGTCACCTGTCCGTCGCCGCGCAGGATTTGCGCCCTGTTGTTACAGATACCGCGATTGATCAGACGGCCGATGCCCGCGCTGTACTCTTGAGCTTGGTTCAGAAGTTCCAACTCGAAAATGCGCTGCCGCAGACCGCAGCCGATGCGATGTTTGCAGAGCTGTTCACGAGCGGTTCAATCGCACTTCCAACATGGATTAAAGAGGCCGTGCCCAGCGTGTCCGCCCGATCAATTGCGCGCTGGCGCAAAGCTTCGATCGAGGGGGGGTCAACATCGCGCCGAGGGCGCCCGAAGGGATCGGGCATATTGGACGTTGCCCATGACGGCGAAGTACGGGCCATGATCCTTGCCGCAATTGCAAAGCAACCTTTCCTGTCAGCCAAACATGTGCGGATCCTTGTGAAGGACAAGTTCGGGAAATCCCTGACCACCGTTTGCGCGAAGACAGGGGATGAGAAGACCGTCGCTCTGCCCACCATTCGGGTATTCCAGACAGTGATCACCCGTTGGAAGGCCGAGTTCCGCAACGAGTTGATGCGGCTGACCAACCCGGACGGTTACCGGTCGCATATCCGGTTCTCTGCGACGGGCAGCCAGACGGCTCAGCGTCTCAATGAAATCTGGCAGGTCGATGCGTCACCGGCGGATGTCATGCTGAAAGGTGGCCGGTATTCGATCTACATGGCGGTCGATGTCTATTCCCGCCGTGCCATCGTTCTGGTCAGCAAGACACCGCGTGCGTCCGCCGTCGGTCTCCTGATCCGTAAATGCATCATGGCGTGGGGTGTGCCCGAGAAAATCCACACCGACAACGGGTCGGATTTTGTGGCCAAACAGACCAAACGATTGTTTGCAGCGTTGCAGATCACGGTCGAACTCAGCGACGCATACGAGCCAACCGACAAGGGTATCGTAGAGCGGACCATCGGCACTTATCAACGCGACATCGCGGTCTGCCCCGGCTTCATCGGTCACTCGGTTGCCGATCGCAAGATCATCGAGCAGCGCAAGGCCTTCGACAAGCGTCTCGGGGCGACGGATGAGACCCTCTACGATGTCGATATGGACTTTGCGGAGTTCCAGGAATGGAGCGATATTTGGGCTGCTGACATGTACGGTCGGGATCAGCACTCGGCCCTCAAGAAACGTACACCATTCGAAGTTGCGGCGTCCTACGCAGGTCCGGTTCGCAAGATCGAGCATGAGGCCGCGCTTGACGTTCTGCTGGCCCCGATCGCGTCGAACGGTGGCCTGCGCCATGTGACCAAACAGGGTGTGCGTGTCGATGGTGCCTATTACCTGCCGATGTCGGCCATGCCTGGCGACGAGGTTCTGGTGCGTATGGACCCCGCCGACATGGGGCGGATCATGCTCTTTGATCCGGAGACCGAAAGCTATCTGGGCGAAGCGTTGAATGCTGATCTCGCGGGGCTGAACCCTGCCGAAGTCATCGCCAAAGCCAAGGCTATGCAGCGCGCCTTTGAGGATGAAAAGCTTACGGACATCCGCCGTGCCAGCCGCAAGATTGGCAAACGGGATGTCGCCGACGCAATGCGCCGCGATGCCGCCGAGAAAGCCGGTGTCATGGTCGCCTTTCCAAAAGCCCGTGAGATCTACACGACGCCCGCGCTGGAGGCGGCTCGGGACGCCTCGCAGCCGCGGCCCGCTGAGGCGCAACAGAGCCGCGTTTCAGACGACGCTTTGGCCGCGATCCGAGCGGAGCACAAGCGCACCGCCGAGGTGCTGGTCAAACCCGAAACACCAAAGGAACGGTTCCGCCGCTTCCTCGTGTTGGAACAGCGCATCAAGGCCGGTGAGCCCGTGCTGCCGGAAGAGCACAAGGCGCTCGAGGCCTATCAGCGCCTGCCCGAATACATCGGGCACATGAAGATTTTTGAAGATTTCAGCTGGGGCATGTTCGGCTGATTTAGGTGTCACCGGCGGCGTTGCAGGCCGACCGGTGACGATAGTGAAGGTGAGGGAAGAATGACAGAAGAAGTGAGGCATAACAACTCTGTTGCACCGCTGCGCAACGTCGTCGCGCTGGTGGAGCTGATCGAGCGGGTCAATCAACGCGGTCCAGGGCTTCCGGGACTGGGGGTATTCTACGGATGGTCCGGGTATGGAAAGACAACGGCAGCGGTCTACGCTGCGAACCGGTTTCGCGCCTATCAGGTCGAAGTCAAATCGGTCTGGACCAAGAAAAAGCTTTGCACAGAAATCCTGCGCGATATGGGCGTCCTGCCTGCAAAGACGATCTCGGACATGGTGGATCAGATCGCCCAAGAGCTTGCGCGCAACAGCCGCCCGCTCATCATCGATGAGATCGACCACCTGGTCGACCGCAACATGATCGAAATCGTGCGCGACATCCACGAAAGTTCCGGAGCCACGATCATCCTGATCGGCGAAGAGAAACTGCCACGCAAGTTGATGGCTTGGGAGCGGGTTCACGGGCGCATCCTTGATTGGGTCGCGGCAGAAGAAGGGCAGATCGACGATGTCGGATACCTGGCCGCAATTTATTGCCCAAACGTCAGCCTGGCCGAGGATCTGAAGCTTCAGGTGCTCGAAGAGTCTCATCGTTCGATCCGGCGGATTTCGATCAACCTTGAGCGGATCAAGGAATTCGCGCTGACACGCGGCCTGAAGTCCATCAGCCGGGCAGACTGGGGCAATCAGCCCCTCTTCACCGGTGAAGCACCAACCCCTCGGAGGGCACCGAAATGAGCCGGATTTCCGCCACAGAAGCTGCCGCCTCGCGAGAACCGCAGGGCCGTCAACCGCTCTGGGAAGAGATGGTCAAGTTCAATGGAGAGCCGTTCACCATAACGGACATTCATGACCAGACCTATGTGAGCCGGCACACCATTCGCAGTTACCTGAAATCGCTGGTTCTGGCTGAATATGTCGAACGGATCGAACCCCCGGAAGGCGCTATACGTGAAGAGGCTGCAATCCGGTTCAAGATCATCGCAGATCCCGTTCCCTATCATGCACCGCGACTGAGCCGCGAGGGCAAGCCGGTTGTTCAAGGTGGTGGCGTCGAGAACATGTGGCGCACGATGCGGATGCTGGGCCAATTCTCTCCCCGCGACCTCGCCGCCCATGCCACCACCGATATTGTCAACGTCAGCGATACGACAGCGAAATCCTATTGCAGCTTGTTGCTACAGGCAGGGTTCTTGAAGGTGGTCAGCAAAGCGCAACCGCCCAAGAAACAGGCCGTCTATCGGTTGATCCGCAACACGGGCCCGAACCCGCCAATGATCCAGCGCACCAAGCAGGTGTTCGACCCGAATACCCAGAAAGCCTATCCGGTTGGGGGGCAGTCATGAGCGGGCCCGTCGAAATCGCAAAAACAGCATGGGGCGAAGATTTGCCCGATTGGGTTCTGGCGTTGGCCGAAGCCTGTGCGCGGACAAGCCAGAACCGCGTTGCCGAAGACCTGGGCCGCTCGGCCTCGCTGGTGAGCAACGTTCTGCGGCGCAAGTACCCTGGGAACATGGCAGCCATCGAAGAGCGCGTGCGCGGTGTCTTCATGTCAGTTGTGATCTCTTGCCCCGTACTGGGCGAACTGCCGACCGACAGGTGCCAGATGTGGCGGCAACGGGCGCAGCATTTGCAGACGCACAACACCCACCGCGTTCGCATGTATCGCGCTTGCCGGAGCTGCCCACGTTACCTCGAGGAGGAACAATTGTGACCAGCCTTACCAACGAAATCGTCGCCATGGCCAAAAAGCGCACACCGCCCAGGCAGATTGCTTCAACGCTGCGCATCCACCCGAACACGGTTTACCAGGCGATCCGGGATGCGCGCCGTCGCGGGCATGACATCCCGCAATTCAAAACGACCCGAAAGCCGAAGGCCGTGGATGTCGTTCTTCCAACAAAGCAGATCGTGCTGCCTCTCCGTTTGCATTCCCTGCTTGCTGCCGAAGCTGAGCGGCGGGGGCAGACGCCAACCGAAGCCGCGCAGCGGCTGCTTGAAAAGGCCCTGCTGGGCACCGTGGTGAAATCATGAAGGACATCCAGCAGCTAACTGAAGCGGAGATCCTACGCCTCGCTGCCAGCGGCGTTGCGAAGGTCGATTTGATGGGCCCGCGCGGTACCACGCTTTGCACGATGGACGAGATCGAAGCCATGGCCGCGCTGATCGTACTGGCGGGCGCGCTGCCGGGCTATCCGACCGACGCAGAGCGGCAACCCAGATTTGCGGCGTTGGAGGCTTCATCATGATGGAGCCGAGCCAACCGCAAGTTTGGAGTGAGATGTATTTCGGGCGCGATCGGGAGGTGGTCGGGCGGATTATCCGCAAGGGCGCGGCCGGGTTTACGCATCAGGACCTCGTCATTGCCGAGGTCAATCCAAAGCTTCCGGACGGCGATCAGATCGCCGCCGATATAGCCACCGCACTCAATTCGAAATTCACATAGGAGACACCTCATGACTGAGTTCACACCCGCACCCATCCCGGACGGCAAGCGCGAGATCGACGGGAAAATCTATATCGGCGACGGCAAAGGGGGCCTGTCGCCAATTGAGATGGTCAAGCCGCAACATCTTCTGGAAGACGAAATGGTCCGCAAAGTGATGGGCTTTCTGGTTGGCGCCAGCGAGCAAATCGGACGCCTCAAGGCACATACGATCGAAGATATCGACAGCTTCGTGGCGATGCTCCAGCAAGAGTACGAAGTCCAGCCAGGCGGCAAGAAAGGCAACATGACCTTTCACTCGCATGACGGCCTTTACAAGATCGAGGTGCGCATCAACGACTTTGTCGATTTTGGGCCTGAGCTTCAGGTCGCCAAGGATCTTGTCGACGAATGCCTCAACGAATGGTCATCCGATGCCCGCCCCGAAATCCGGGCTATCGTCACCAATGCCTTTCACACCGAGCAGGCCGGAAAGGTAAACCGCAGCGAGCTGATCAAGTTGACCCGCTTGCCCATCGATGACCCTCGCTGGCAGCGGGGGATGATGGCAATCCGGGATGCGCAGCGCGTGATCGGAACCAAGCAATATGTGCGCGGCTATCGCCGTGAAACCTTCGATGGCGCATGGCAGGCGGTCAGCATCGATATGGCGAAGGCGTGAATGCGATGAAGAACAAGCTCAGCGATCTCAACAATCACCTGTTTGCCCAACTTGAGCGTTTGTCAGAAGAAGGCATGACAGCCGAGCAAATCGAACAAGAGGTGAAACGGGCCGGCGCCATGGTGGCTGTGGCTGATCAGATCAGCAGCAACGCTGAACTGTCTTTGAAGGCCGCGAGGCTCTATGCCGACCATGGCGACAAAGTCCTGCCCCACCTTCCGCAGATCGGTGGAACATCGGGATGAAGGGCAAGTGCATCACATACAGCGATGCCGAATTGGTTTTCGTCGAGGCACTTCACAAGCTGCCCCGTCGCGATCTGCACAAAGCGTTTGTGGCCTGGTCTGGGCGGACTGATGTCAGCCAGTCGAACCTTACCGCTCTCTGCAAGCGCAAGGGTTGGTTGACGGGGCGGACAGGATGTTTCCAGCCAGGTCAGACGCCACCCAACAAGGGCAAAAAAATGCCGTTCAATCCAAACAACGCGAAGACGCAGTTCAAGAAGGGGCAAGTTCCCCACACCTATCGTGGCCCAGGGCACGAACGGATCGACAGCAAGGACGGATATGTCGTGATGATTGTGGCGGAGACTAACCCGTGGACCGGCGCGAAAACGCGGCCGGTTCAAAAGCACCGGTGGCTTTGGGAACAAAAGAACGGCCCGGTGCCGAAGGGTATGGTCCTGAAATGCCTCGACGGTGACAAGACAAACACCGACCCTTCGAATTGGGAGGCAATCCCCCAAGCAATGCTGCCGCGCCTGAATGGGCGTTTTGGCCGCGGATATGACGCCGCCCCCGCCGAGATCAAACCGACGCTCATGGCAACAGCAAAGCTTGAACATGCAGTCAGGCTGAAAAGGCAGGGCCGAGAATGATCCAGAAATCCATTCCCCGGATCATTGCAGCGGTCGCGGAACATTTTGGCACAACTGCTGCTGAGTTGACTGGCCCGGAGCGGACGCAGACAATTTGCGCCCGCCGGGCGGTGGCGTACCGCCTGTGCAACGAGCTGACGGATGTCCCCTATCTCCAGATCGGCCGACAATTTGGCGGACGGGATCATACCTCCGTGCTGCGCGCAATCGCAAAGCCGTTGGACCTTCAGCACAAGATCGCCTTCGACCGTCTGTCAGCCGACCTGACACGCGGCACCAGCCACGCCCATGACGTGATGATGCGATGGCAGTTCAAATCGCGGCGCGCGGCTCCCACACCCGTTTTCATCCGCCGGCACACCGCCCAGCGAACCGTTCAACAACGATCCCGGAGCTCGTGATATGACCCGTGCGCTACAAAAGCTGATCCACGTTGCATGCCGGGATTTAGGGCTGGACACTGACGCACGCCATGACCTTCAGCTTGCAATCTGTGGCAAATCATCAATGTCGGACATGACGGAAGCTGAGCTGACCCAAGTCCTGGAGCGCCTGAAACAAAGCGGTTTCAAGGCCAGTTCAACCGGGCGACGCCCGGCCGCGCCCCGCGCCGATCTGCGGCTGATCCATGTGCTGTGGCGCAAGCTGGGCGAGGCTGGCGCGTTGGAACGCCCTGATCGGGCCGGTCTCAATGCCTTCATTCGGTCCCGCTTCGGCGAGACCTGGGCATCCGTGCCTGCGGATATCGACATGCTTCGGGATGTTGAGCAGATCGAAGCTGTCGTCGCCGCTTTGAAGGCCTGGGGGCAACGTGCCAACATCGATTTCAACTGGAAGCGAGGCCGTCGATGAAACGCACGCGCCATTCAGTCACCGACCACGCCGTTGTCCGCTACCTTGAGCGTGTCGAAGGCATGGACATCATCGCGCTGCGTACTTTGATCGGGCGGAAGGTCGAAGACGGGCTGGACCAAGGCGCGTCCGGAGTTGTCTCTGAAGGATTTGTCTACAAGCTGCGCGACGGCGTTGTAACGACAGTCACGCCGCACAATACCCCGGATCGACGCACGATGCGCCGCGCCAGGACATCGGAACTTCCCGATGAATGACGGTCCCCGTGTTCCAGCTCAGATTGAAGCGATCGTGGAAGCGCTCGGTGTCGACGACGCCGTCGAGTTCTTGCTCGCCTTTGGCGGTACCGAAGTCTACATTGCCGAGCGCCCGACGGCGAAAAGCATGATCGTGGCACGGCTCGGGATGCAAAAAGCTCAGGCGCTGGCCAAGGTTGCAGACAGGCTTCCCAAGCGGATGCCAATTCAAAAGCCATGGATCGCAAAAGTTCTGAACGCAAAAGGTTTGACCGGCGCCGAGATTGCCCGCAAACTGCACGTCACGGATTTAACGGTGCGCCGGTATCTCGCCGATACTGGCAAACGCAATCCGCCAGACCCCGATCAGCTCAACCTGGACCTCTGAGGTCACCCCGCACACCGTTGCGGGTGAAATCAGTGCCGTCGTTCCGCCAGTTTGACCGGGCGGGACCGCCCTTCCTTTGCCCGCATTCTCGCAGCATCGGAGGCGACATGCGCACCATCACCACGATCATCATCCACTGTTCCGCAACACATCCGAACTGGATGGCTGGCAAACGCACTTCAGAGAAGGTTGCCGAAATCCGCCGCTGGCATGTCGAAGATCGCGGTTGGGCCGACATTGGGTACAACTATGTGATTGATCGCGATGGGACCGTGGCCATCGGACGTGATCGTGACCACGACGGCGACACATTCGAAGAAATCGGTGCTCACACCAAGGGTCACAATTCCAAGAGTCTCGGGATCTGTCTTATCGGTGGCCATGGCTCTTCGGCGACGGATGCCTTCGAGAGTAATTTCACCGAAAAGCAGGAAGCCGCATTGCGCGGCTTGATTGCCCGCATCGAGGATCAGCTGGGCGATCTTGCAATCGCGGGGCACAACGACTTTGCTGCCAAGGCCTGTCCGGGCTTCAAAGTCGACCGCTGGCTGAAAGGTGCTCCCCCCGCGCGCTCATCGCTTATGCAATCTGACATGCTGAAGGCCAGCGCCGCCATCAAAGTCGCTCAGGTTGGGACGCCTCTCGTTGGCATGATCGCAGGCATTCCCTGGCAGACCATTCTGGTTCTCTGCATCTTCTCAGCAATCGCGCTGGCAGCCTCGGGGATCATTGACATCGAGCGCATCCGCAAGTGGCGGCAAGGGGATCGGTGATGCGGTTTCTGAGCCGTTTTCTCGGACGTGAAAGCCTCTGGATCGCATTGCTGACCTTCGTGACGGTCGTCTTTGGGCTGGTGCGCCGTGATGCAACAAAAGACCGGGATCGGGACGCAAGAATTCAGGAGCTTGAACATGCACAGACCATTCGGAGCCGCGTTGAGCGTGCTGGCCGTGATCGCCTTGGCGGGGTGCGAGAGTTCGAGTTGGCGGGGTGGCGAAACGACGATCCCGGCCCCGAGGGAGACGCGGGCTAAGGCCGGTCCTGTCGTTGACGCCTTGTGCCAGTCATGGGGCGAAAGCCTTCCCACCCGTTCACATCAGGACACCGCTCAAACCACCGACGAAATCGAAATTTCCTACACCGCCTTTGGGGCTGCTTGCCCGGAGCATACGGACCTTGTCCCGGAGTAAAGCCTTGCGACGCACACTGACAACCTGCCCTGAGGCGTTCCGCCATGACGCTTGATCCCAAACTGCTGATGGATGGCTTGGCGCTCGTGGTTTCGATCGGGGCGATGGTCTACTCCTTTCTGGTCAACCGCAGGAAAGATGTTGACCAACGGTTTACAGATGGCTCCAGACGCATGGATCGGCTGGACGGTCGGGTGGCGTCGATCGAGCAGGAAGTCAACGCCATGCCCGGCAAGGACGATGTCCATTCATTGCAGATGACGCTGTCTGACGTGCGCGGCGATATGAAGGCGATGGCAGCAACGATGACCGCGATGGCCGAGAGTCTCAAACGTACCGAAAGCATCGTCACCCGCCACGAAGACCACCTGAGAGAGAACCGCTGATGTCTTATGCCGAAACAGTTCGCAAACACCGCCGCCTGGGCATTCTGCGCCATCTCGAGGCGTGTTCCGGTTATACGTCCAATGCGTCGATCCTGACAGACGTGCTCGATGGCGTCGGCATCGCGTCAACGCGCGACCAAATCGTCACCGAACTGACGTGGCTGCGGGAAAACGGGTTTGTCACTTACGATGACAATGTTGCCTTTGTTGTCGTGCGCGCCACCCAGACAGGTGTCGAGATTGCCTTGGGGCGCTCCACCCACCCGGACATTCAACGCCCAAGCCCTCGGGGGGTCTGAACATGCCCCCGCCGCGCAAAGTTGACCTGCTCCCAGAGGAGCAAAAGACCTGGCTTAAAGACGCGCTCAAAGCGGGCGGGTTCGCCGGGTATGAGCAGCTTGCCGACGATTTGAACGCTCGTCTCGAGGATGCAGGGATCACGTTGCGCATTGGCAAGTCGGCGCTGCACACGTTCGGCAAGGAATATAGCGAATTCGTCCGCTACCAGGAAGAAGCCAGCGCATGGGCGGCTGACTGGATGAAAGACAACGGCCTGGAAGAGGAAGCGCAACGCCACAACGTGTTGTTCCAGATGATCACCACCTTGGCCTTCAAGGTGATGCAACATCAGATGACCCAGACCGGCGAAAACATCAGCCCGCAGGAACTGCATTTTCTCGGCCGGATGCTGAAGGATGTGATGTCCAGCTCAGGCATTCGTCAGAAGCTGCTCGCCGATGAGCGCAAGCGCGTGGCTGAAGAAGCGACGAAGGCCGAACGCGACCGGGTTGCTGTTGCCATGGATGGTGCCATTGCGGAAGCCGGTTTGAGCGCCGAGCTGGCCAGCGATTTGCGCGCAAAGGTGCTGGGGGTATCCAGGTGACTGATCCGGATTTCATTGAAGAGCATCTTTGCGGTTTCGATACCATGCGTGACGACCGGCTCGGTCATTTGATGGTGAAACACGATGGCACAATCACCTGGGATCAGCTCGCCGCGATCAAAACTGCCGCCTGGGGGCCAGATGCGCGCGCAATCGAGGTTTATCCAGCCGACGCCAAGATCATCAATCACGCCTCAATTCGCCACCTCTGGCGGCTGGGCGAGAGCGACTTCTGCCCGGACCTCAGCGGGATCGACAGCACCGCGAGCGAAGACAGTCTTGCCGTGCGTCATGCCTTTGCCTGGCAAGGATCTCGCAAATGATCCGGGCCATTCATTTTGTCGATCGTGAGGATCACCGGAAAACCGAGGCTCCGGGGAGTATTTTCGTCAATCACCCGAATGGTGCAGAACTGGCGCAGTTCTGGTTCTACTGCCCCTGTGGCTGCGGGGATATTGCCATGATCGACGTGGGCCACAAATTCAAGCCAAACGGTGACCGGCCGACATGGAATTGGAATGGGGAGCTGTCTCGCCCGACGCTGTCGCCTTCGGTTCACAACCTGAATTGCGGCTGGCACGGCTGGTTGCGTGACGGATACTGGGAGAGCTGCTGATGGGGCATCAGCAAATAGCGGCGGCTCTGCTGGAGGCTGAAGATCGCGCGGGTGATTTCTGTCAATGTGGTGCGCCAAGTGATGATAGTTGGCACCCCCATTGTCACATCTGCGGCAGCTATTGGAAAGATGTGGAAGAAGGGCTGTTCAACCATCCTTCGATGGCAGGTCTGCGAGCAATTTCGAACGCCTTTTTCCCCTATCGAGAAGGCTATCCGGTTGATCTTTCTGACACCGAGGTTGAACGTGATGTCGATAGCCCCTGGTTCATCACGATCAAAGATGTTTTGCCGACGGATGCGCCTGGCTCGGCGAAGCCACTTTGCTGCTATATCAACGAAGTGATCTTTTATGAACATCCACACAGGGTGGTCGACGGCAATTATGCTTCCTATGGATCTGTTCAAACTCGTCTCATTCTTCAGGACATAATTGAGTTCGAGGATGAATCCTTCGTCTGCTTTTCTCAGCGGGTCGCCTATCTAGATGGCTGCTGGGTTTCATTAACGCGCGCGCGCCGCGAGGTGACAGGTGGTGGTCACCATGTCTGAAATCGAGGCAAAACCAGAAGCCGATCAGAATACGGCTGTTCTGGCACGGGATCCAGAGAAACTGCCCAGTGATCTGCTGCGTGGTGCGGATATCCCCGACGATCTTGATCCGTTGGAAGACGGCATTTTGATGCAGCACCAGAAAGACTGGCTCGCTGACAAGGCCAACCTGAAGATTGCGGAAAAGGGCCGTCGAACCGGGATCACCTTTGCGGAGGCGCTGGACGATACGCTGATCGCGGCATCCAAACGCTCTGCGGGTGGTGACAACGTCTTCTACATCGGTGACACCAAAGAAAAGGGCCGTGAATTCATCGGCTATGTCGCCCACTTTGCCAAGGTTATCGCGGGCGAATTGCATCCGGTCGAAGAATACATCTTCAAAGACGAGCGTCCGGACGGCACCTCCAGAGACATCACGGCCTATCGGGTGACGTTCAACAGCGGCTTTCGGGTTGAGGCCCTTTCCTCCAACCCGGCCAACATTCGCGGCCTTCAGGGCGTGGTGGTCATCGATGAGGCGGCCTATCACAAGGATGTCCGCGAAGTTATCGACGCTGTGAACGCGATGCTGATCTGGGGCGGCAAGGTCCGGGTCATTTCCACCCATAAAGGCCATCTGAACGCTTTCAACGAGCTGATCCGGGAAGCGCGGGCGGGCAAGAACCCGTTTGAAGTCCATTTCATCCCCTTCGGCGATGCAGTCAAAAATGGGCTTTACCGGCGTGTCTGTCTGATGCGGGGATGGGACTGGTCGCAAAAGGCGCAGGACGCCTGGGAGGCCAACATCAGGGGCTCTTACGGATCCCGCACAGCCGCCATGCGTCAGGAGCTGGACGCCGTGCCGGCCGAGATGGAAGGCGCTGCCCTCACCCGCGTCCAGATCGAGGCTTGCATGGCCCAAGGCATTCCAGTGTTGAACTGGGCCCAAGGCGACGAGTTCAAGAACGCCCCGGACGAGAAGCGTAAGGGCGAGGCACTCGCTTGGTGTGAAAAGGTTCTCGGCCCGGTTCTGAAAGCTCTGGACGAAAACCTTCAGCACTTCATGGGGGAAGACTTTGCTCGCAACGGCGACGTCACCGACATCGTCATCTATGAGCTCGGCGCGGATCTCGTGCGCAGGACCAAATTCATCGTGGAACTGCGCAACATTCCCTTCGACCAGCAGCGCGACATCTTGTTCTACATCCTTGATCGCATACCGCGCTTCGCCAAAGGGGCGATGGATAAAACCGGCAACGGTGCCTATCTCGCCGAAAAGGCAGTCCAGCGATATGGTGAACGGATCATCGAGGTCAGCTTCAGCCGTGAATGGTATGCGCGCGAAATGCCCCCCTACATCGAGGCGTTTGGCGACAAGACGGTCCTGTTGCCTTCACACGCCGACGTTCTGGCTGATCACCAGGCATTGCAATTCGTCGACGGCATTATCCGCGTGCCTCGAGATTTCCGCTTCAAAGGGTCGGATGGGTTTTTCCGCCACGGTGACAGCGCGGTGGCTGCGGCACTCGGTTACTATGCCAGCCGCCAGGATTTCGTCGAATACGATTATCAAGGTGTTGGAAACCGGCAGCAGGACAACGATTTCGACTACCCCGACGACGATGACAGCGACTGGTCGCGCCCACCCCTTGGAACCCGTATTCGGGGGAGCGTTTTTTGATCGTTTCCACCGCCTTCTTTTCCCAACCCCTCCAGTTCGGGGCAAACTTGAGACACAATAAAGGATCGGCATAATGGCCCGCCTACCTCAACTGCTCGATCACCGTGGTATGCCAGTGCGCCGCGCCGAGCTCCGCGAAGAGATTTCGGCTCCGACAATGCGCGGCGTCCGCTCGCCTCTCGCTGCATACCCTTCAGACGGGTTGAACCCGGAACGCCTGGGCGCGATCCTGCGTGAAGCCGATCAGGGTGATCCGATCCGCTACATGGAGCTGGCCGAAATCATCGAGGAACGCGACCCGCACTATCTGGGCGTGCTCGGCACCCGCAAAAGAAGTGTGACGCAGCTGCCAATCACGGTGAAAGAGGGCGGAGAAGATCAGCTTGATCTGGACATTGCGAAAGAGCTGAGGTCCTGGATTGCCCGAGAGGAGCTGGCGGATGAGCTCTTCGACATCATGGACGCCATCGGCAAAGGTTACTCGCACACAGAGATCATCTGGGATTACTCCAGTGGTCAGTATTGGCCTGCCAAGCTGAAGAACCGAAAACAGGCATGGTTCCGGTTTGACCGGGTCGATCTTGAGACGCCCGTCATGCTCGACGAAAACGGACAGGAGAGGCCTTACCCTGCCTACAAATTCATCTATGCCCAGATGAAATCAAAGACCGGTTTGCCATTGCGATCGGGACTGGCGCGGGTTGCGACGTGGAACTGGCTGTTCAAAGCCTATACCCAGCGCGACTGGACCATCTTCACCCAAACCTACGGCCAGCCGTTGCGACTGGGTAAGTTCGGGCCGGGTGCCAGTGAGAAAGACAAGAGCACCCTTCTGCGCGCGGTCACCAATATCGGCGGCGACCTTGCGGCGATCATTCCTGAAAGCATGATGATCGAGTTCATCGAGGCGTCGAATGTCGGCGCCAGCACTGAGCACTATGAGCGGCGCTCCGACTGGCTGGACAAACAGATTTCGAAGGCGGTGCTGGGGCAGACAGCAACAACTGATGCCGTCACCGGCGGCTTGGGGTCGGGCAAAGAACATCGTCAGGTTCAGGAAGACATTGAAACAGCCGATGCCACACAGCTTGCCGCAATCCTGAACCGCGATCTGGTTATCCCTTGGGTTAAGCTGAACTATGGGCCCCGCCCGAAGTATCCGACAATCAAGCTGTCCCGGCCGGAGGAAGAAGACCTCAAGAACCTCGCAGAGGCACTTGGACCGTTTATCGACCGTGGGCTGCGGGTCAGCGCGGATACGATCTACGGTAAGTTTGGCATCCCTGCGCCGCAGCAGGGCGCGCAGATTTTGCATCCCACGGGGCAAAACACCCCTCCCGCAGGGTCGCCGTCGGCCACAATGCAGACAAAAGCCCCTGAGACTAAATTTGAATACCCTTTTAATACCCTTCCGGATCAATCTGGGGTGGTTGCCGCCGAACAGAGCCAACAGGCCTCAGAGGCGCTAATATCGCCTCAAGCCAAATTGGCTGATGTACTGGCTGATATGATGCAGGCCCCCATGCAGTCGATGATGGATCAGATCGAGGGCATGGTTGAAGCGGCAGGTTCGCTTGAAGAGTTGCGCGAAAGCCTGTTGGCCGGGTTCCCGCACCTTGATGCCGACCGCCTCATCGCCACGCTGGCTGAAGGCATGTCGGCGGCCGATCTTGGCGGGCGCGCGGCATTGGAGGTCGAAAGTGGCTGAACCATTCAGCGCGATTTTCCGCCAACCTTTTCCTGAGCAGGTTGCGGCATTCCGGTTGCGGCTCGGGGATCTGGTCCCGACCACCAGATGGGATGACATCCAGAAATCAGCACATGACCGCGCCTTTATGGTCGCCGGGGCTGCCAAGGCGGATCTTCTGGCGGATCTCGGCAAAGCCGTGGATGCAGCAATCACCGAAGGCGAGAGCCTGGAACAATTCCGGGCCCGGTTTCGCGAGATCGTAAAAACGCGCGGTTGGCACGGCTGGACGGGCGAAGGCACGAAAGGTGGTGAGGCCTGGCGAACAAAGGTCATTTACCGCACCAACATGGCAACCAGCTATGCTGCCGGTCGTCGGGCCCAGCTCATCGCAGGCAATTATCCGTTTTGGGTGTATCGGCACGGCGGCTCCGAAAATCCGCGCCTGACGCATCTGTCGTGGGACGGTCTGGTCTTGCCCCCGGATCACCCATTCTGGATCACACATACGCCGGTGAACGATTGGGGGTGCAGCTGTTACATCTTGGGTGCGCGCTCGGCACGCGCAGCGCGCCGGTTGGGCGGTGATCCTGACAAGAGGCTTCCCGACAATTGGCGGGAGTTGGATCCGAAGACGGGCGAGCCGCTCGGCATCGGCAAAGGCTGGGGCTATGCACCAGGTGATACGGTGTCGGAAACTGTCACGAGACTGGCTGACAAACTGGATGATCTGCCCGCCCGCCCGTCGATCGATCTGATACAGGAATGGCTCAAGTCGTCGGGCTTTGCGGAATGGATTAAAGACCCGATCGGAAACTGGCCTCTCGCACGTCTCCCCGACAGCGCCGCCAAAGCCATCGGCGCACAGACACGGGTGGCGCACCTGTCTCCCCAGACCTTGACAAAGCAGCTGCGCGATCATCCCGAGTTGAGCCCTGCCGAATACGGGCTGGCCCAGGCAACAATTGACGGGGCAACGCATCAGATTCAGGACGGCCCCCGCAATTTGATCTTCGTGCGCGATGTCGAGGATGCACGCGGCTACGTTCTGGTGATCAAAGCAACCCAGACAGGACGGGGTTTGTTGATCACCAGTTTCAGGCGTCTCAGCCAGCAGCAGGCCAAAAAGGATCAGGAGCTGCGCCGTCTGCTCAGAAAAGGGGATTGATACAGGCGGTGGGGCCTCCCATTCCAGAAACTGGCAACCCCACATAGCGCTCCGGTTCGAAAACCGTGCAACGGCCGGGAGAATATCACCGTGTCACGCCTGCAACGAGGAATATAGTGATCATGGACCTAAAACTCAATACGGCGGAGATGGACGCGGCTTTTGCACAGCTCTCTCTGCGGCTCACAGATTTTACCGGTGTCATGCAAGACATCGGCGAGCTGATGATCGAAAGCACCAAACAGAACTTCGTCGACGGAACTGATCCCGATGGCAAAGCCTGGGCGCCGAAATCGCAAGCCACGCTGGATGCCTACGCGGGGCGAAATGAGAGCGTCAGTGTCCGACCGTTGATTGGCCCATCCAAATCACTCTCAACCACCATCTTTGCCCAGCACGATGCGACCAGCGTCTCCTGGGGATCCAATATGATCTATGCGGCCGTCATGCAATTTGGCGCCCAGGCGGGTGAGTTTGGCGCAACGATCGGGCGCGACAAGAATGGGCGGGAGTTCTTTGTCTCAACGCCTTGGGGGAATATTCCGCCACGCCCGTTCATCGGCGTCGGGCCTGACGATCTGGTCGCAATTACCGAAACGGTCAGCGATTGGTTGGAGCGCGCCGATGAAGGTGGTTGACCGAACTGCCTCTTGAAGGCACGTTAAACCAACGTTTGAAGTCATCGCACCCGCACACCGTTGCGGGTGTTTTTGTATCTGCGCCCCGCCGATATTTGGGCCATGACAAACGCAGCACAATCCATCGCATTTATGGCGGCAAACCCGCTCCCCGAGATCGCTGAAGGTGACGATGCGCCCGAGTGGGTCCACGTCTTGCCGCGCGCCAGCGGGTCTTTGCAGACCTATGACGGTCGCGGGCCCTACTTCGTGCGGGACGAAGCTGCGATCATCGCCGCCTCGATGGCTGAAGGTGAAATCGCGATCGACCAGGATCACGCCATCGGCAAAACCGGCAAGACCGGACAACCCGCCCTGGCGCGTGGTTGGATCACCGAGATGCAGTCTCGTGAAGACGGTATCTGGGCGCGTGTAAACTGGACCAAGGCCGGTCGCGAGCTGGTGGCGTCCCGTGCTTACCGCAGGCTCTCGCCGGTGATCATCCTCGACAAAGTCAGCCGTGAAATCTCCAAAATCCGCGAGGTCAGCCTCGTCAATCGACCCAATTTGCGCGGCCTTGCCGTGCTCAACCAGGAAGGCAGCGACATGCTCCACGAAAAACTCATTGAACTACTGGGACTGGCCGAAGGCGCGACCGAGGATGAAGTTCTCGCAGCGCTGGCGAAAGCCATGGCCAAGCCCGAAGACGACGACGCACCGCAAGTTGCCGAGGCGCAATCGGCCCTGGACCAGATCGCGGGTGTCGTCGGCCTTCAAGCGGGTGCATCCCCTGCGGCCATTCTCGCTGCAACACAGGCCGTGAAGGCAACCAGTGCCACGAGCGGCGAGCAGATTGCTGCCATGCAGGCCCGCTTGGATGGGCTGGAAGGCGATGGCAAACGCCGCGAAGCGACCGAGTTCGTCGAAGACGCCAAGCGTCGGAAGGCCGGTATCAGCCCTGAGGTCAGCGAACACCTGGTGTCTCTGCACATGGAGGGCCACGCCGACGCTTGCGAAAGCATCATCACCGCTCTGCCCGATCTGCGCGAGACCCACACCGGTGGCAAGCCGCCCTCGTCGAGCGCTGCCGGCAAGGCCGGGCTGACAGCCACGGAGGCGCAGGTGGCCGCCATGATGGGGCAGGACCCCGCTGAATACGCCAAGTTGCGCGATGCACTTGGCCAGGTAGAGGAGGCGCTCTGATGACCGCACTGACTGAAGGTCGCAACACACCCGAAGCGTTGGGGCAAATGCGTTCAACCGCTGTGGCAGCATCCACCAAGATCTATGCAGGGGCCATGGTGATGGTCAACGCGACGGGTTTCGCTGTCGAAGGCCAGACCGCAACGGGCCTTATCGGCCTGGGGCGTTCGGAAGAAACCGTGGACAACAGCGAAGGTGCCAACGGCGATCTGGACGTCTCGTGGAAGTCCGGTTCGTTCCGCTACGCCAATTCGGCCGGTGCGGACGAGATCACCGCCGCCGATATCGGCAAGCCCTGCTACGCGGTGGATGACCAGACCGTAGCCAAAACCGACGACACCGGTGCCCGCTCCCCGGCTGGGCTAATCGATTTTGTCGACGCGCAAGGTGTGTGGGTCCTGTTCGACCCCAGTCTCACCCGCGCTGCAACCGCTTAACAGGAGAACCCCTGATGCTTATCAATTCGACAAGTCTGAACGCGCTGCGCGTTGGCTTCAATGGCTCGTTTAACCGTGGCCTGGAACAGGCTGATACACAATACGGCCGTGTCGCAACCACTGTGCCGTCGAGCACGAAGGAAAACCGCTACGGCTGGCTGGGCAAAATGCCCAACGTCCGCAAATGGGTTGGCCCGCGCGCTATCCAGGGCATCGCCGAACACGACTACAGCATCAAGAACGAACCTTTTGAGCTGACAATCGGCGTTGACCGCGACGACATCGAAGATGACAATCTGGGCGTCTATGACCCGCTCTTCGTCGAGATGGGCGAAAGCGTGGCCGCGCACCCGGATCAACTGATCTGGGATCTGCTGAAGGCGGGCTTTGCAACCAAATGCTATGACGGCCAGTATTTCTTCGACACCGATCACCCGGTGCTGGATGCCAATGGCCAGCCCACCACCGCATCCAACACCGGTGGCGGCTCCGGTGACCCATGGTTCCTGATGAACACCCGGCGCGCGATCAAACCCCTGATCTATCAGGAACGCAAAAAGCCCCAGTTTGTCGCAAAAGACAAACCCACCGACGACAATGTCTTTGATCGCAAGGAATACGTCTATGGCACCGACCTGCGGTGCAATGTCGGCTTCGGCTTCTGGCAAATGGCCTTCGGATCCAAGCAAACCCTGGACACCGCGAGCTTCAAAGCCGCACGCCAGGGCATGATGTCGCTCAAGGGCGATTACGCCCGCCCTCTGGGCATTGTGCCCGATCTGCTGGTGGTTGGGCCTTCTCTTGAAGGTGCCGCCGAAGAAATCCTGAAGGCTGACCGCAACGCTGCTGGCGCGACCAACACCCAAAAAGGCAAGGTCGAAATGCTGGTGGTGCCGTGGTTGGCGTGAGGGCTGACCGATGACTGAGCGAACAGCAGAACGGATTGCTCTGGAAGCGCGCGCGGTAGAACTGGGCGTGACCTTCCAGGCCAACATTGGCGACACGAAGCTGCAAAAGCGGGTTGATGCGGCCGAGGCAAAGGCGTCGGGCGCGGGAACCGCCCCGAGCGAACAGGGTCCAGCTTCGAACGCCGCAGTGCCTCCGAAGGACGCAACCCAAAAGCCCCAGCGTAAAGCTGACGCCGGGCCGTTCATCAAGGTGCTCGGGCCCGCCAATGGCTTCTGGCGCTGCGGAATGCGCTTTGACGCCAAGCCGACCGCCTTCGGCGTCGGGGATCTGACAGATGACCAGATCGCCGCCCTCGAGGCCGAGCCCGAGCTCACAGTCATTCGGCAGAAGAACGCGAAATAGCGGCCTCGCCGCTATGCCCTTCACTTGGGAGCGAGGGGCCTTCCCGGTGGCCTGCTGCGGGCCACCGGGCTGAATTCAAGGATTGATCGATGACCTATGCCACGCAAGATGATCTGATTGACCGCGTCGGTGAGCGTCTGCTGATCGACCTGACAGATCGTGAAGAGCAGCAATCGCTGACGATCGATGCTGATGCCGTGGCACAAGCTCTGGGTCATGCAGATGCCGAGATCAACGGCTACCTTGCCGATCGCTACGTGTTGCCCCTGTCAGAGGTGCCCCCCACCATTGTTGATCTGGCCTGTGTTCTGGCCATCTGGCGGCTGCACACCTACGAGCCGACCTCCAAGATCAAAGCCGATTATGACGAAGTACAGCGCAAATTGCGCGAGATCGCCCGTGGCATGTTCCGCCTCCCGATTGATGGCGTGGAGCCTGCCAACACGGGCACATCCGGTGCCCAGTTTACCGACCGCGAACGCCCTTTCACAGAAACCAGCATGAAGAGTTTCATCTGATGCAGATCGATCTGATCATCGCGCAGCTGAAAGCCAATGTGCCGGCACTGCAAGACCGCGTGCGCGGTGCCGGTGATTTTGCAGCTCTTCTGCGCAGCGGGTCCGAGCCGCAAGCCCCAACGTTTGCCCACGTCCTCTACGCCGGCATCGTTGGTGTCGGTCGCCCCGCACTTGCCACCGGTGCCTACCGTCAGGAGACCGCAAGCGGCATCAATATCATGTTGTCGATCCGCACGAGCGGTGCAGACGGGCAAAAAGCCCTGGATGATGTCGAAGAGCTGGAGAAGGCGATTTTGGCGGCGCTCTGTGGCTGGGCTCCGAGCGAAGAGACTGGCGTATTCCAACTCGTGCGCTCCGGCATGGTTCAATTCCAAAAAGGCGTGATGCGCTGGCAGATCGACCTGACCATCACCGATCAACTGAGGATTTCCCAATGACCAAGAAACGCCCCGTGCTGCCCGCTTCAGGCGGCAGTTACCTCCGCAAGGGTTCCGAGCTCAAACAGATCGCGGAACCCACGAAAGAGCTGACCCGCCGTGACATCGAAAAAGCGGCTTCAACCACTGTTAAAGACCCCGTCAAAGGGTCTGATAAGGAGACAGATCAATGACCATGCGCTGGCGTGACAAGATCCTCGTGGCCAAGATCGAAAGCATCTACGGGGTCGATCCGGTGCCAACGGGCGGCGATGCAATTCTGGCTCTTGAAGTGGCCCTGACCCCGATGGAAGGCCAGGACAAAAGCCGTGATCTCGATCGCGGATACCTGGGCGGCCAACCGACAATCCCGCTCGATCTGCACACTAAGCTCAGCTTCAAGGTCGAGATCGCCGGATCAGGGGCAAGCGGCACGGCGCCGGGCTGGGGCGCGTTGTTGCGCGCTTGCGCGTTTGCAGAAACGGTCACGGCCAGTACGTCGGTGGTCTACAACCCGGTCTCGGATGGCCACGAAAGTGTCACCATTTATCTGTGGATTGGCAGCACCCGCTATGCGGTGTCCGGCGCACGGGGGAATGTGACGCTGCGCTTCAATGCCTCCGACCTGCCTTATCTGGAGTTTGAATTCACGGGCCTGTTCACCATGCCGTCGGAAGTGGCCCGGATTACCCCGGATTACAGCGCCTTCAAAAAACCCGAAGCCGTCACCAACGCAAACACGCCAGAATTCAGCATCGATGGCACCGATTTTGTTTTGCGCAACCTGAGCCTCGCCGCCGGGAACGATGTCCAACCGCGTTTCCTGATCGGGGCAGAGCAGGTCATCATCGTGGACCGCAGCGAAACGCTGGAATTTCAGATCGAAGCGACACCACTCACAACATTCAACCCTTTCCAACTCGCCAAGGCCCAGACCGCCGTCGACCTCCAGCTCGTGCACGGCATTGGCAGCGGCAATGTCGTGACGCTCGATGTGCCCACGATGCAAATGCAGCGTCCGACAGGTCTGACCGAAGCGCAGGGCATTAAGGAATGGCCCCTGCGTGGCATCCCGCTGCCCGCAAGCGGCAACGACCAGTTCACACTTACCCTCACCTAAGTCAGGAGCAGCTCCCATGTTCACCATCGATAAATCGCCGACATTCACCCACACCGTCCCTGTCAATGTTCCGGTCAATGGCGGGCACGAAAAGCAGAGCATGAAGGTAACGTACCGTCTGCTTGATGACGACACCATGGGCGGACACGACACCCGGACGCTGAACGGCCAGAAGAACCTTCTGCGTGAAGCCGTGGTCGAAATCGGGGACCTGGTCGATGAGGAAAGACAACCATTGCCGTTCAACGACGCAATGAAGGAACACATCCTTGGTCTGCCCTGGGCGCGCAATGCACTGCTCAAGGGCTACACCGACGGGATCGTGCCGGGCCTTTTGGGAAACTGAAATGGGCCGGTGCTGCCTGGATAGATGGCACACTGGCCCAGTCGCAGCAGTCAAACGGTGACGATGCGCTGTCGGATGCAGAGCGCTGGGGTATTCCTTCGGAGATCATTCGCCGCCCCCATCGCGGGATCTGGGAGTTGTGTCTGCCTGCGGTGCAGGCTTTCACCCGGATCTCGTCGCTCTTTCGCACACCAGGCGCATTTGGCGGGGTTTGCGGACTTGACTACGGCGGCGTGCGGGACGGCTTGGAAATGTCCGGTGTGACGATCACGCCAGAGCTTTGGGCGCAGATCCAATGTGTTGAGGCCGGAGCAATTGAAGCAGTGATGAGGAAGTTGCAGTGACATTCACGGTTCAGGGCACAGTTACGATCGACGGCAAGGAGGCCAAGATCACCCTGAAGGGGATCGGGGATGAAGCCAAGAAGGCCGGGGCCGAGGCCGAAGGCTTTGGCCGCAAAGGACGCGGCGCCGGTAAGGGCGCAAAAGAACTAGGTGACCAAACCACCTTTGCCGCCGGGTCTGTTTCGAACCTCACGGCTCAGTTCAATGATATCGGGGTGATGCTCGCTGCGGGTCAGAACCCGCTGCAACTGGCGATCCAGCAAGGCACACAGATCACCCAGGTGTTTGGCAATGCCGGGGCTGCGCAGGCAGGCATGATGCTCAAGCAGGCGCTAGTCAGCATGATCAACCCGCTCAACCTGATCACAATCGGTGCGATCGCGGGTGGGGCCGCATTGGTGCAGTGGGCAACAAGCGCCGCGTCTGCCAACGACAACGCTGGGCAATTTGAGGAGCAGCTTGAGGATCTCGACGCTGCGATATCTGATTACGCCAAGTCTGCTGATCTGGCCTTGATGACAACGGATCAACTGAAAGAGCGGTTCGGTTCCGCCAGTGAGGACCTGCAACTCACAATCAGTCTGCTTGAACAGATATCCAGAAATGAAGCGCAACGTTCGATCGATCAGGTTGCCAGTTCTCTGGGAGAGTTGATGGGGATCGCTGGTGACGGTGATCGCCGCACCGGTATTGCTGATTTCTTCGATTTGAACATCGGTTTGGCGTTTACTGACCAGCAGCGAGAAATGCGCACAGAAGCCAGAGCCCTGACAGCCGAATTTCTCGAGCAACAAACAGCGCTGACCGGTGCGGCGGGTGATTTGGGCCGCCAGATCGAAATCATGCGGCAAATGCTGTCCACGGCTCAGCAATTGGCTGAGGCCCGAGGCGGTATCAGCGCGGCTGAAGAAGCTATACTCAAGCAGATCGCCGAAACACTGCTAAAAATGGAGCAGCAACGGGGGAAAGTTAAAGAGCTAGAAGACGGAATGTCACGGGCGGAGATGAAATCGCGAGCGTTCTATGCGCAAAGTCGTATCGCATCTAACAAGGCACTCAGCTCCGCTCAGCAGCTCATCAAAGAATTGCAAACAGAAGCCAACATTCAACGCCTGATCGCCCAGTACGGCGAAGACAGCCGCCGGGTGGCCGAGGCCCGCGTCGCAGAGGAACGCCGGGTTTACGCTGCCACCAAGCTCACCGCCGACATGTCACAGAACATGAAAGACGAGATCATGCGGGCATGGGATGCGGCCAACGGCATGGCGTCCGTCGATATGGCGACGGCCATCGCGGCCGCTGCGGATCAAGCCAGCCGCATGGCCAATGAACTCGGCCGCGCGGTTTCCAACGCGATCGCACTCGCCAACCAGGGGGTCGGCGATGTTGAGCGTGCCCGGATCAACTACGAATTCCGCGACGATCCGCTCGGTCGCGCTGGTGCGCTCGCCGGTGCGGAGTTCGATAGTCGTACCCGTCCGGCCAGCGGCGCACCGCTGCCTGATGGTGCGGCACGATACATCGAACAGGAACGCGATGCCTTTGTCTCCGCGCGCATCGAGGCGGAGCGCTATAATCAAGAGCTTCAGGCGTGGCGGAAAGAAAAAACCGCTGTGGACCGCAAAGGGAGAGGCAACGACCGCGCGGCAGAGCGGGCCTCGAAACGCGAACAGCAAGCGATTGATGATCTGATCATCTCGCTGGAGGCACAACGTGATCTTCTGGCGGAAACCGACCCGGTGCAGAAGGAAATGATCCAGAACCGCAAGGTTCTGGCCGTTGCCACGGATGCCGAACGCAAAACTGTGCAACAGCTGATCGCGGCACGCATCCAGGAAGAAGCAGCGATCGAGCGCGCGACAGAGATGGCCGATCTGTTCGGGGACATCACCAGCAACGCACTCGATAGCCTTATTGTAAAAGGCGAAAAGCTCGATGACGTGCTGGCAAATATCGCGGGCAGTCTGATTGATGCAGGTATTCAGGCAGCTCTCTTTGGCGAAGGGCCCTTTGGATCGCTGTTTGGCGGCACCAGTATTTTCAGCGCAATTTTCCCGACACAGAAGAAAGCCGACGGCGGAATGATCTATGGCGCCGGTGGCAGCCGCGACGACAAGGTGCCGTTGTGGGGATCCGCCGGTGAATTTGTTGTCAACGCCAGCGCGACGTCGCGCAACCGTGCCCTTTTGGAGGCGATCAACTCAGGTACGTCGACACAACAACATGCGTCTGCCAGTGAGCCTACCGAACAAGGTAGTGCAGTAACGCCCAACCGCATTCTTTTGGAAGCAATCAATCTTGGTGCGTCGACCCAGAAACGCGCAGACGGCGGCATGATCTATGGCACCGGTGGCAGCCGCGATGACAAAGTGCCGTTGTGGGGATCCACTGGTGAATTCGTCGTCAACGCCAGCGCGACATCGCGCAACCGTGCCCTTTTAGAGGCGATCAATGCCGGTACTCCGATGCTGGGTTTGGCGAAGGGCGGCATGATTGGAAACCCCGCCAATGGGCAGGTTGCGCCCATGGGCGGCAACAATGGTCCCGTCACCATCAACGTCGATGTGACCGGCGCGCGCGGCAATACCGAAATCATGGAGGGGGTCCGGGAAGGTATTCGCCGGGGCCTCGAAGAATACGATCGCAATGTGCTGCCTGGTCGCGTGAGCGAGATATCAGATAGCCCACGGAGGGTTGGCTGATGCCTTTGACATTCCCGCTTTCAACCAGCGATTTCATGGACGAATTGCCCATTGCAAGAGTGTCTTTCGAATTGCCCGAAACCGTCGAGATGTCACGGGCAGCAGGCGGCGATCTGCTGACCGGCCGCATCGGGAATGACCTCTGGCAAGGCGAAGTCACGCTGGGCCGCCTGACCCGCGCCGAAGCCCGTGACGCCCTTGCACTGGTCGATGCCGTGCGGGGGCCGGGGCGATCCTTCTGCGCTTATCACGCGGCTTTTGCATACCCGCTTATGGATCCGACCGGTGCGATATTGGGCGCCGCAACGCCCCAGATCGCAACACTGGATACCGACACGCGGCTGCTCAGCCTCAAAGGTCTGCCTTCAGGCTATGTTCTCAGCAGGGGCGATTATCTGTCTTTCGAGTACCGCACTCCGGTTCGATACGCGCTGCATCGCATTCAGGAAATTTCCGTCACGGCAAATGGTTCAGGCGTCACACCCCTTTTTGAAGTGAACCCGAATATCCGGCCCGGAGCGGTGACGGATACGATTGTGCGCCTGATCAAGCCATTCTGCAAAGCAGTGATCGTGCCGGGCAGCGTCTCCAGCGGGCAGCAGACGCGCTTCACCCACGAAGGGCAGAGCTTCATGTTTCAGCAGACTTTGGGGACATAGCCATGCGAACTTTACCATCAAACATCCTGGCGCATCTTCAGGCGCGCGGCGCGCAGCATGCCCACCTCTTGGTCTGGTTTCAGGCGCGAAACCGGACAACCGGGGATGCGGAGACCATCGGCTTCTGGACGGGTGCGGATCACGAAGGCTTCCTTGTGGAGGGGGAGGTGCGTACCTATCTGGCGGCGGGCAATTTGTTGAAAATTCCGCCATTGGTCAGTGAGGTCGGATTGAGTGTCCGCACCACTCGCCTAACCCTATCCTCGATTTCCGAGGCCGTTCAGACGGCGGTTCTGGGCTATGAGCTGCGCCAAGCGCCCTGTCAGATGCACCTGGCCTACTTTGACCCGATCACTCAACAACTGATCGATGAGCCGGTTCGCATATTCAAAGGGTTTGTTGCGGGCGCAGAGATTTCGCGCCCTGAAGTCGGCGGCGAAGGCGTTGCAGAGATCAGCCTGTTAAGTTCGGCCCTTGCGCTCACGCGGACGTTGTCTCTCAAAAAGTCGGATACCGCTCTGCGGAACCGGCAACCGAATGACGCTTTCCGGCAATACACCGACGTCAGTGGATCCATCGAGACAGTCTGGGGTGAGGCTCGCGCAAACCAACCGACACCGACGGCTGCAAAATATGTTCCACGGGAGCCGACACGATGACGCATGGAAGACGCCAGGACTGGCATGCCAACTTGATCCAATACCTCAGCGAGGTCAGCCGCCGCCCATTTGCCGAAGGTCAAAATGACTGCGCTCTGTTTTTGGCAGGTGGGGTCAGGGCGATGACCGGCGTGGATTACGCCACCCTTTATCGCGGTCGTTACACCACTATTCGAGGAGGGCTTCGAATACTGCGTAAAGACGGTTTTAACGACCATGTAGAACTCGCCAAGCACCATCTGAAATCAAAACCGGTGGCCGTCGCGAACGCGGGGGATGGCGCTGTTATCGCAACCGATGAAGGCCAAGCGCTGGGGATCGTCCAGGGGGCGGCGGTCTATGTGCTTCGTCCAGCAGGCCTTGGGCTCGTCCCGCTGACAGACGCCATCTTGGCCTTGGAGGTCTAGATGGGACTCGTTCTTGCCGCTTGGAGCGCCATTTCGTCCACCTTCGTCGCATCTGCTTTCGGGCAGTTTCTGACAACAACCTTCTTGGGAAGGTTGCTGACATCGGTTGCCTTGTCCGCGCTGAAAGCAGCACTGATAAAGCAGCCAAAGGCACAGCAACCGGGGATCCGCACGCAGCAGACCCAAACCGGTGGGATCACACCTGCCTCGTTTGTTCTTGGTCGATATGCGACCGAGGGTCAGCTGGCCGCTCCTACGATGAGCCATACGGGTGAGGGTGGTGGACCAAATGCCTATCTCACCTATGTGATCGAATTGGGAGATATCCCCGGTCAAACCCTCGAGAGCCTCATTCTTGACGGGGAAGAGGTCCCGATCGAGGGCACCGATCACGCTGACTATGGTACGCCAATTGGCGGACGCTTCGGTGGTCAGGCCTGGATCAAATACTATGACGGGACCCAGACCTCCGCAGATCCGATGCTGGTCGACAAATATGGTGCGGACCCTGATCGCCCCTGGACTGTCGAAATGGTCGGGAACGGCATTTGCTACGCGATATTGACTTTCAAGTTCAAACGGGACGTGTTCACCAGCTTTCCCAGCGTCCGTTTCGTGGTCGGGGGCATTCCGCTTTATGACCCGCGCAAAGACACCAGCGTCGGCGGAGATGGCACTCACCGGTGGGGTGATGTCAGTACCTGGGAGGTGTCAGAGAACGTAGCGGTCCAGACCTACAATATCATGCGCGGCATCGATCTCGGCGGCGGGCACAAATGGGGCGGTGATGCAGAAGCGGAAGATCTGCCGCTGGCTGTCTGGTGGGCCGCGATGAACAAGGCAGACCTCGGAGTCGACCTCGAAGCTGGCGGCACTGAGCCTCAGTACCGCGCCTCCTATGAGGTCTTTGTCGATGACGAACCGGGCGGTGTTATCGAGGATATCCTGCGCGGCGCTGTGGGTGAGGTTTCAGAGGTTGGCGGCGTTTGGAAGATCCGCCTTGGTGGGCCCAGCCTTCCGATCTACTTTTTCACCGACGACGATGTGATCATAACCGAGGATGACAAGTTTGCGCCTTTCACTTCTGGCGCGGCACCGATCAATGGCGTGAACGCGACCTACCCGGATCCCGAAAGCCTCTGGGAGCCTCGGGACGCCCCGCCGCGTTTCAATGACACCTATGAGGCCGAAGATGGTGGTCAACGCAACGTGGGGGCATTGACGCTCTCGGCAACGCCCTATCCGACCCAAGTCCAGCGGGTGATGCGCAACTATGTTGAAGATGAGCGCCGGTTCCGTCGCCATACGCTCACATTGCCATCTGATGCGGTCCCGCTGGAACCACTCGATAGCGTATCGTGGGCTTCGGAACGCTTCGGCTATGAGGCCAAGGCATTCGAAATCAATGCCAACGTCGATCCCTTACTCACCGGCACGCCCCGTCTTACTTTGCGAGAAGTCGATCCCGCCGACGAGAACTGGTCCACCGACTATGAGCTGCCCGTCGCCTTGGTGCCGACAATCGTCACCCAGCCCACCCCGCAAACTGTGACCGGTTTTGCGGTCACGAGCTGGGGTGTCCCGAACGCAGACGGAACAGATGTCCGCCCCGCCCTGCGTCTGTCCTGGAACGGTGACCAGCCAGATGTGCGCGGTGTACAATGGGAGATACGCATTCCCGATGCTGCATTGGTGAATGCCGGTAGCACCCAAGATGTCGAAGCAGGGGCCGTCATTATTAGCGAGAGCATTCTGCCCGCGACGAACTACGAGGTGCGCGCTCGGTTTGTTGCTACCCGCAGTACCGCCTGGACACCTTGGCTAGCCGCTTCCACGCCTGATCTGAAACCCAGCCTCGGTGACTTGGGGGACGATGTCGCACAGGCAATTGCGGACGCCCAAGCATTGGCAGATGGGGTGGCGGCTGATCTCGCGGAGACCGAAGCCAAAGCCCAGTCTGTTCGTGATGACCACGATGCTCTTGTGGACGGGTTCACAAAGAACAATCTTGGAGAGCTTGAGGTTGACTATGTTGCTGCTGAATTGGCGGCGACCAATGCAGAGACAGCGCGAGACCAGTCGCAGGCTGCTCGTGATGCCGCCCAGAACGCTCAGTCCGCTGCCGAGGCTAACGCTGACGCTGCAAGTGTCTCCGCAGCCGCTGCTGTCGATGCGAAAGACCTTGCTGAAACAAATGCCACCAATGCGGCGTCTGCTGCGTCCGCCGCTGTCGATGCGAAAGTCCTTGCTGAAACAAATGCCGCCAATGCAGCGTCTGCCGCGTCTGCCGCCAGTAGCTCAGCCAGCGCCGCCGAAGCCGAAGCCATCGCAGCAGCTGCGAGTGCTACAACTTCCGCTGGACATGCTACGACCGCAAGCTCTGAAGCGGACGATGCCGCAGGCAGTGCATCGGCAGCGGCCGCAAGTGCAACGGTCGCTACTACCAAGGCTGGCGAGGCATCGACCTCTGCCAGCAATGCCGCAACCAGCGAAACCAACGCGGCGGGCAGTGCATCGTCAGCGGCGTCTTCAGAGACGGTGGCAGCGCAAGCCGGTACGGTTTCCGAGTCACGCGCTCAACGAAACCTTGTTGGTGATCCGAGCTTCGAGCATGATCTGGCTTTTTGGGCAGCCTCCGCTGGCGCAACGCTGAGCATCGAGACCCATGGTCAGTCAGAACCAGCGCTGTCTAAAGCCCTGCGTTTTACAGATGCCGATGACGATGCCGGAGCCTATGCACAGCCCTATCCGGTTGGCGACTTCCAAGGTCGGACCCTGCGTTTCAGGTTCAAAGCCCGCAGCTCCGATGCCGGTTCATTTCTGAATGTGGGGATTGCCCGACGCCCTGAAGAAGGGGGGTTCAGCGGATCCCAGTATGTGTCGGTCGGGGCCGTCACGACCACGTTCCAGGATTTTGAAGTTGACGTGATCTATGACGCCCTGCCGACCTATGCCATCGGTCTCCGCTGGTTTCATTCAGGCGCCCCAACAGGGGCCTGGACCGAGATCACAGATGTCCACGTTGAGGATGTGACCGACAGCCTGGCCGCAGAGGCCAGTGCCGCAGCCAGCGCCACCAGTGCGTCCAACGCCGCCGCCAGCGAGACGGCGGCCGGCACGCAGGCATCGGCCGCCCAAACGGCCCGCACTGGGGCAGAGACAGCCCGATCCGGCGCAGAGAGTGCCGAGACGGCAGCAGCCACCAGTGCAAGCAACGCGGCCGGGTCTGAGAGCGCCGCATCCACTTCGGCCAGCAATGCCGCCACCAGCGAAGGGAACGCGGGCAGCAGTGCCACCGCTGCGTCCAATTCGGCAAGCCTGGCGTCTACAAAGGCCACCGAAGCCGGTGAAAGCGCCACAGCCGCGAACAGTAGCGCCAACACCGCCACCACCAAAGCGGGCGAGGCATCGACCTCGGCCAGCAATGCCGCAACCAGCGAGACCAATGCCGACGGAGCGCGGGCCGAAGCGGTTGTCGCTCAAGGATTGGCGGTGTCAGCAGCAACGACCGCTGGCGTATATGCAACTGGCAACCTTGTTTTTGACCCGGACGTCACGGACGATGCCAATTTCTCAAGCAGCCTCGGGGCGACGGTTTCAGTCGTTACACACGGTCAATCTGGTGTTCCCAGCCCGACCGCTGTGAAGGTCACTGACGATGACAGCAGTGGAGGGTTCTATTCCACTTTTAGACCAGTTGGATACGTTGAAGGACGAACCTATCGGTTAAGTGCTTTGGTTCGGTCGAATACCTCTTCCGGCAACGTCAACCTGGCCCTCTCCACAAACAACGAGGCTGGGGATAACCACATATCATTGACGGTGTCTCTACCCGATACGGTAGGCTCAACTTTCGTGCGGGTCAGCACAGATGTCACAATCACGGGGCGTACTGATCACAACAAAGCACGCCTGCGCGTCGGTTATAGTGGCAAGACTTCGGGCGATTGGGTTGAAGCGACAAACCTGCGGATCGAAGACATTACCGACTACTCGATTGTGTCCGGTGAGATCGACGACATCAAAGCGCTGACCGTTGACGGTGGAACTGCCCTTGGCGTTCTGATGACCCAACTTGACGTCAATGCGGGCGGGGTAAGCGCGACCATCGCCGCCCAAGGATCAGCGATTGCCGATCTCGAAGGCAATGCCTCGGCTGTCTACACATTCCGCGCCAAGGCTGGCGGTTCCGTTGGTGAGCTGGAACTTGTGGCTTGGGACGACGCGACCGGAGGCGGCAGCGTCATCACCATGTCAGCCGACACCATTTTTGCAAAGGGTCTGCTCAGCGCTGACAAGTTTGCGGCCGGAAACTCTAGCAATATGCTGTTCAACACCGACTATGCAGACGGCCTAGAGCACTTTGCCATTGGTAAAAACGGAGACGCTGGCGCTGATACAACCCTGGAAGTGAGAGCTGCTGGCTTGACCTATACAGACGGCGTCCGTCCAACAATCAGGTTGTTCCAAGACAGCGGCGATTCAACAGGCTTCGCCAATGTTTATGCCCGCCCTAAGAAGCAGGACGGCACCCTGTACTATCACGAGGTTGAGCCTGGGCGTACCTATGAGATGTCGGTTTACGTTTCTTCGCAGCGATGCACCGGTACGCTTTACATGATCTGGAGAGATTCTGCGGGAGCCCTGATTTCTTCGGATACATCAGCCTTCGGAAGTTTCTTTGGAAGCACAACAGACCCGTCTAGCTGGCCCCGACGCTGGATGAAGGCAACCGCGCCAGCGACTGCCAAATACGTCGACATCTACATCCAGAAGAGTGCCACCACTTCCAGCACGACCAGCTATATGTATCTGCATAACTGGATGCTGGCTCAGACCCATGGTGACGCCACACAGCCACAGGACTACAAGCCGCGTGGCACAACCTACATCGACGGCCAGAAGATCATCACCGGTTCGATCACAGCAGAATCCGGGGCGATCGGGGACTTGGCGGTTGGAACCTTGCAGATTGCTGGAGACGCCATCACGGTCCCAGCTTCAGCCTACTCCTATGAGTATTTCTACCCTGCCTCGGAGACTGTATGGGATGACTTGGTTTCTGTAACTCTCAACCGCCAAGGTTATCAAACTCACATCGAAGTAAGTGGCGCCATCGGAGCAGACCGCTCAGGAGGTGGTCAGTATGGAGCAATCGCCCAGCTTAGAGTTGTTAGAGGTTCGACATTGGTCTCTCCTACTTGGGGGCAGGGGTCGTGCTTCGGCGGTTCTCGTAATTCTTTCACTTTGAAGGCTCTGGATACAGACACCGGAACTGGGGCAGCCACTTATACCCTACAAGCAAAACGAACCCCTGAGAAAATCAATACGTTTGCGCCGATCATTGTCTGGCCCTCGATCACTGTTCAACAGAGGAAACGCTGATGCCTACTCTCTTTCTAGTTTATGACAACACCCTTGGTACAGCATCAGCACGCCCGATTATTAGATGGGGCGAGGCCGCAGATGCTGATCTTTCTCTGCAAGAACATTCGGCCAGTGAAACGGCGGTTGAGAACACTTCGGGTCTCCCCTTCGACCCGGACGAAACGACTGATTACAAGTATTACTATGATCCCTCTACCGGGGACGTATCATTTTCAGGCCTGCTGGCTGATCCGTGGTTTTACAGTTCGGAGTCGGAAGAATACCGGACGCAAAGAGACACACTTTTGGCAGAGTGCGACTGGACCCAGCTGCCCGACACAGCGCTATCAGCTTCTTGTGTTACTGATTTTGCCACCTATCGGCAGGCACTTCGGGATGTTCCCCAGCAGGGAGGTTTCCCCAGCACGATCACCTGGCCCACTCGACCCACTGAGGTAAACGCATGAAGAACATCCACGCCCACATCGCAACCGCCGACGTATTGGAGACGCATCACACACAGTCCTTTGGTCTGGAAACACCGTGGCCCTTCGGTCTGACGATACTGGCCCTTACAGCCGTCAAGGAGCGCGACAGTCGCACCGTCGATCTGGCGACTGTCGCGGTGCTGTCTCAGGATCAGCTGACCCAAGAGGCAATCCTGACCGAATATGACGTGCCATACGCAGTCAGAACAGCCGTAGAAGCCGGTTTGCCCCCTGAGATCGACCCCCGACCGATCAAAACCTTCGGCGAGGAGCTGGGTCTGACCGAGAATATGCAGGCCGAAATCCTCAACCGAAAGATCACTCAAGAACGGAACAGACGGATCACGGCCGGTTTTGAGTTCCAAGGAAACACCTTCGATTTCGACGAAGTGTCAAAGTCTCGCATCACGGGTGCAGCAACGCTTGCCGGTTTCGCGATTGGGGCAGGGGCTTTGGTTGATGACCTGTACTGGCATGGCGGCGAGGATCCCTTTGCATGGATCGCTCAGGACAACACGTTGGTGACAATGGATGCTCAGACCTGCTTTGCCTTTGGCCAGGCGGCTGCCGAGCATGAGAGCCTGCACATCTTCGCAGCCCGCGCTTTGAAGGATGCAGCAGAGCCGGTTCTCGATTTCGCTGAGGATATCCATTGGCCGGGGTATGTTCCCGTCTAG